TGCTGATTGTGCTGGCTACGCATCCATGTGAATTCCCTTGCAGCACAACGGCTTTCAGGGGTCGAAATTGCCTCGAAAGTCGTTGTCCCACAAGGCATTTCAGCCCCCTAATCCCCCCCTTATGGCCGTTAGCTGCACCGATGGCCGCACGTGTCCTGACCTGCGTGTTACGCGATTCGCGTAGTTCGCTGACTGGCCGTGGGCAGCGAGGTTGGGATTAGTGGCGCGACGTCGCGGCGAGCCAGTGCCGTGTATCGTCGCAGGTCAGACAGGGTGGGTATACCCGTATGGGGTATCACCTGCCGAATCGACAGAAGTCAGATAGGCACGGTATGTGATCAATAACGCGCGAGCATCAGAGGAACGTCAGCGACTTCATGCTGAATTGTCTTGTCGCGCGGGAAGTTACGAATATCTGTGCATGGTGGGCAATCGTCGGGTTTTCGCGCATCATCCGATAGGTCCGGTAGTGTGGCATCGATCCTGGTGTCTGGCAATACCATTCGAAGGGAAGACCATGGCTGTACAGCAACGCAATATCTTCGGGCCGAACGTGCCCGAGTCAACACCCAACTCAGAATTAGGAGAACCGATGGCATCACGCGATCTCGGCACGGCAAGCGACGACCAGAACTCGACAATGGTCGGGGCACACGGTGACCTCACTGCCGCCTACAAAGCGTCCTACGCGCGCCACAGCACGTCGGACGGCACCAGCTACGGTGTGGGCGTGGGGTCGCCTGACAGCGACAACGCATTCAGCACGCATGGCGGCGACGGCGGGCCGGGCGATCTCGATGGCGACACCGGCAGTGACACCAGTGGCTACGGCAAGGGCATCGCTGGCGAGTATCCGATGGTGACTCGCGGCGAAGGGTCCGACAATGGCAGTGGCTTTGGAAAGGCCATCGGCTGATGACGTCGAAATTTCCGATGAGCATGGCCAGATCCATCCGTACCAGCGCGGCCAGCTTCAAGTCCAGTTGCGCCAAATGCGCGGCTACCACCGGACTTTGGAGAACCGCCAGGCACAGGCTGCCACGATGAGCAATAAGGAGAAATCATGATCGTCGCCGGAATCATCTTGCTACTCTTGGCATATCTGCTACCCGACGTGCTGCCGAACATCCAGCCAGGCATCCTGCATGTCTGTTCGGTCCTGGGCACCGTCGCCCTGGTGATCGGAATCATCTTGCTGCTATTGGGATTCATCGGTGGCGGTCGGCACATGGTCGGCGGTCGAAGGTACTGGTACTAAATGGATTACGACGACACGGGGGAGCAGCGGCATATCATCGTGCCGCTGCGTCTTTGCCCGTGGTGTCTTCGAATGGACATGCACTGGCACATCAACAGCGATGGAGTTGACGCGGAAAGCGCAACCCCGCATCGGTGAATACCGTTGCAGCGAAAGAGGAATCATCATGCCAACACCACTAAAAGATCACACCGTTAGGGCGCGAGCCAATAAGTCATCAACCCGTGCTGTCCTGCAAGAGCAGTACGAAGGGGAGATCGACCCTCCTGTTCTTCCGGCGCGTTATGTTCAACGGAAGATCAAAGACAAGCGCGGCTGTATCGAACGCGTCGAACAGGTCGAAACAACTTGGCAGCCTTTGACATTGGCGATGTGGGATGACATCTGGGCATCTCCGATGGCCCGTGAATGGCTTGACTCCGACGTGTATGGACTCTATGCGATGGCGATCCTGTTCGATGAGTTCCTGCTGAACCCGTGCGCCCGAACGCATGGCGAATATGATCGTGCCCGAAAGTCCTACGGCCTCACACCTATTGACCGGAGACGGCTAGAATGGAAGGTCGAGATGAGCAGCAGCGCGCAAGCCGAGGGTAACAAGCGCCGCGCTGCCGAGGTAGTCGCTGCCGAGGCAGCCAGGCAGGCACCCGCCACGCCGACCGAGGCAAACGACCCGCGCCTGCACGTCTGCTAACCGATGGCCACACTGATCGTCCCGCGCGCCGAGCGTGGTTCACTGAATCCCACGCTGGGACTTCAAGTGGGGAACTGGATTACGCAGAACTGCGTGTTCGGTCCCGGTTCGCTGCAAGAGCAACCAGCCAAGCTGGACGATGAGAAGTTGATGCTTCTCATGCGGTTCTACGAGTACTGGCCGATGGGTCACCCACTAGCAACTACGCGCGTATTCGACCGTTGCGCAATAGAATTGCGTAAGGGTGTCGCGAAAACCGAACTGGCAGCGTGGATCTGTTACGCCGAGCTACATCCTGACGCACCGGTCAGGTTCAATGGGTTCAACGAACACGGGGAACTCCTAGAGGGTAGAGGCGTTGCGGCTCCGTACATTCCAATGCTGGCAACAGCAGAGGAACAGGTCCAGGAACTCGCGTTCGGTGTGCTCAAGTTCATCGTGGAGCACAGCCCAGATTCATGGATGTTCGACTGTACGTTGGAGAAGATCGTCAGGCTTGGCGCAAACGGCACCAATGATGGTATGGCAGTACCGGTTTCGAATGCGCCGAAGACACGTGATGGTGCGAGAACAACTTTCGAGCACTTCGATGAGCCTCACCATTTGATCCTCCCTCGTGAGCGTGACGCCGTCGAGAAGATGATAGAGAACCTGGGCAAGCGGCAACTCGACACCCCATGGGCGCTCTATACGTCGACTGCCGGTAAGCCCGGCCAGGGGAGTGTGCAGGAGGATGTACGCACCGAGGCCGAGAATATCCGCGACGGCAAAGCCAAAAATTCCTCGCTGTTCTTCTTCAGCCGGTGGGCCGATGAGAATGTACATAAGGATCTGTCGACAGTCGAAAAGCGTGTTGCCGCAATCAAAGAGGCCACCGGTCCCGTGGGTGAGTGGGGTGTCGGTCAATTCCTTAGGGTGGCAAGGGATTACGAGCGCGTCGGGGTCGACAAGTCATTCTGGGAACAGGTATGGTTAAACCGTTGGCGCAAAAGCAATTCCGGTGCATTTGACATGGAGAAGGTGAAAAACCTTGTCATTAAAGAACCTTACTTCGAACTGCCACGAAATTCTTTCATTACTGTGGGCTTCGACGGGGCGCGGCGCAAGGACGCTACCGCCATTGTACTTACTGAAATACCTACTGGCAGACAGCAACTCAGGGCTTTATGGGAACGTCCAGAGGATCTTAAGCCAGGTGATCGATGGGAGATCGACGCCAAGGACGTCAACGGAGTCATGGATGACGTCTTCGGATTTTACGAGGTCTGGCGTGCCTATTGTGACCCTCCTTATTGGGTTGATGAGGTCGCCCATTGGTCCGGTAAGTGGCCCGACCAAGTTGTTGAATGGTGGTGCAACAGGCCAAGACCCGCTGCCTACATGGCACGAGCTTACGGGGAGGCGATAGATGGTTCACAGATCTCGTTCTGCGGCACGCCACAATCATGCGCGGACATGGTTCGTCATATTGGGCACGCCGGGCGCAACGACCTCAAGATTCGCGACGATGAAGGCCAACCCCTTTGGATACTCCAGAAGCAAGATGGTCAGCCTCACAACAAGTTCGATGCGTGCATGTCGGGAAACCTCTCTTGGCAAGCGCGACTGGATGCGATAACAGCCGGTGCCAAGCCTAAACGTGGAATACCAAGGAGACTCTACTAAAGATGGAACCACTCGAATGGATCGCGGCCATAGCCCTGACGTACTGGGTTACCAAGGATATCAAGGTGTTTCGTAAGGCGCAGCATGTCAAGCCATCAAGACAGCAGGGTGATAAGTGACCACAGCGGGAACCATTACCCAGACCAACGGCATCGCGCCGTTGCCGCCGAAGTCGTGCGAGGATTGGCTCCGTATCCTCACACGGCGAATGGACTTGCGCCGCTTGGGTGTTCTGATGCTGCGGTCCTATGTCGACGGCAATGCACCGCTGCCCGAGATGACCAAGGAGACCCGTCAGGCGTGGGAGAACTTCCAGCGCCGGTCACGCACCAACTGGGGTGAGTTGATCTGCGACTCGGTGGTGGATCGTCTTGTGCCCAACGGCATTACATTCAATGGCAAGAACGACAACGACATGGCCAAGCGGGCGCAGAAGATTTGGCGTGACAATCGTGCGCAGTCGGTGTTCAAGGAATGGGTACGCTACGGAACAATTTTCGGCCAGTCCTACCTGACGGTGTGGACCGGGCAGCAGACCCCCAATGACCAGAGTGACACGGTGATCACCGCCGACAGTCCCGAGACCATGATCGTGGTGACCGACCCACTGCAACACTGGAAACCCCGTGCGGCGATGAAGGTTTGGCGCAACATCGATGAATGCCGGGACTACGCCCTAGTGTGGACGACGACCGGATGGCAGCAGTTCACCAGGCCGACCTACACGCGTATCGAACTCAAGGTCATCCCGTCGAAGTGGCTGGTCAACCTCGCGGAGGGCGCGTGGACGAAAGGCCCAGACGACCTGCACCCCGATGGGCAGCCGGGAAGTAAATCCGAAATGGGTTTGCCCACACCCATTCCCGTGGTGGTGTACAACAACCCCGGTGGCCACGGTGATTTCGAGACCCACCTTGACCTGATCAACCGCATCAACTCGAATATCCTTGAACGCCTTGTCATTCAGGCGATGCAGGCATTCCGCCAGCGAGTCATCAAGGGTGGCATGCTGCCTGAGAAGGACGAGAACGGCAAGCGGATCGACTGGGAGCGGGTGTTTTCGCCGTCGCCCGGTGCGCTGTGGAACCTGCCTGAAGGCTTCGACATGTGGGAGTCGACGCCGGTCGACCTGCAAGGTCTGCTGAATTCCTGCAAGGAAGACATCCGCCAATTGTCCGCTGTCACAAAGACTCCGCTGCCGACCTTGATGCCCGACAACACCAACATCAGCGCCGAGGGTGCCAAGGCCACCGAGGCCGGTCACATCTTCCGAGTCATAGATCGGTTGGGGGAAGCCAAGTTTGGCATCGAACGGGCGATGGAACTGGCACTGCGGGCCGATGGTGCGAAGCTGAAGACGAGTGTCATCAAGGACGACGACACGCTTGAGGTTCAATTCATGAACCCGCAACTGATCACGATCTCGGAGCGGTATACGGCGGCGCTGGCGGCGCACAATGCCGGTGAATCATGGAAGTCGATCCAGCGAAATGTGTTGGGGTACAGCCCCGATCAGATAGCGCAGGACGCTATCGACCGGGCCGAGGAAGCATTGCTCGCACTGAGCCAGCCACCGGCACCGACAACGGTGATGGAGCGGCTGACCGGGCAGGCACCGGGCGCAGCACCGATAGAGTCTGCGGCATCTGGTGGTGCAGCACCGAATGGTCAACAGCCGCAACCGAAAGCGACACCGGCCAGCGGCGGCAATCAGACCAAGAAACCGGTGACGACGGTAGGTGGAACACAACCAGGCGGTGGTAGGTGACCGGAGCCTACACCGACCAAGTCAAGGACACCCGCAAGAACACCAAAGCGTATGCGCGGCGGGCATTCTTGGCTTCGGTTTCCCCCGAGGACGACGGCGACGACGACGCGGATCTCGGCAAGAAAGCAGCGGTGCTGGGAACCATCGTCGCTGCCGGTCAGCAGATCGTCGGCACCATGACCAGTTCGCACCTGGGCAGACAGCTTGACGTTGCGCCACCGTTGGTTGATCCCGGCATCATGTCACGCAGTGGGATCGACAAGGCCACCGAGTACCAGAGACCGTATCGTGTTGCCGCGCAAGCGTTTGCGGGTGGCGCTACCCGCGAGGAAGCGGTCACCAAAGGATTACAGCGACTCAATAGCCTGGCGGGTGTCGACATCCAGATGGCGAAAGTTCGCCAGTCCCAAGCGGTTCTGCGGGCGGCGGGTCGCAAGACCTACCGGCGCGAGCCTTCGGGTGACAATACCTGCGAGTTGTGCGAGATCGCGTCCGATCAGGTGTACTACACCGAAGACCTGCTTCCTATACATGACAATTGCCTAGCGGGAGCATCATTGGTCGGGGTGCCAACGTTTCATGGCGGCAACTCGTCCCTGTTCGGAGCGATTCAGGTATGTACGCGCCGCGAGTTCACGGGGCAGCTTGTCGAGTTCTCCACGGCCAGCGGCAATCACATGAGCGTCACCGCGAATCACCCGATACTCACCAATAAGGGATGGGTGCCTGCTGGCCTTATTTGCAAGGGAGACACAGTATTTCGCTGCATTGTCGGTCATAGGGCAGTTGACGGTAGACCACAGCCACACCAGCAGGTAGCCCGCATCGAGGATCTGTTTAACGCGGCATGGCGTAAAGCTGGAATCGGCACCTTTGTACGAATGCCACTCTCCACCCAGAATTTCCACGGCGACAACGCCGAGGGTGAAGTCGACATTGTATGGACCGATAGCAACCTCGCGCCGGTACGAAACACCTTGTCTCGCAAGCATGTTCATGAAAATCGCCTCGTGGCGGCTGGGAACTTTGGGATTACTCTCCCTGCTAGCGGCCATTCTGAGTCGAGTTCCTATGGGGCGCTTGACAAGTTTGATGCCCCTGCGGCGAAGTTCAGCGGTAATAACGGGGCGGGATATGCTAACCGTGGTCGCGCACTCAAGAACAGACTTGCCGGTCAGATAG